ACAGAAGGATTTCTTTACGAAAACGGCAAGGCGGTTGAAGTTACAACAGATTCAGCAAGAGTCATGCGCCTTAACCGTACTACCGATAACGGGAATATCCTTGAGCTAAACAAGGATGGCGTTGCGGTTGGAAGCCTTGGCTCTGAGGGTGGGGACAGCCTGTACATCCAATCTGGCACGACGTCAGGTAGCGGCTTACGATTCCACCCAACCGCAGGCGTTATCGGGCCAGTCAGGAATGGAGCAATTTCAAACGACATCATCTCTCTAGGAACTTCAACACAACAGTTTGCGAATCTTTATCTGGGCACTGGGTTGTATATGTCTGGCTCTCAGGTCATAGACTCAAACCGCTATTTATACTCTCCAATATTTTACGATTCAGACAACACTAACTATTATGCAGATCCGGCTGGAAATTCTCGCACAAATACCGAACAGACTAACTATCTTGGTCTAGGTGTTGCCGCTAATACTTCAGGCGTTTACCGTTTAAATATGGGCGGTAGTATCGACTTGAACGCCAATAACATTGATTACGTTAGCCAGCTGCACTTTGCCGACAATGTTCGTTTTTATGATGATGGCAATGACAATTATCTGAACTTTAAATGGGGTGACAGTAGTGCTGGCGGCATTAAATTTTTCGATGGAAATGGTACGTTTCACGGCTATGTCTACGGAGATGGCGGGGGTCGATTTGGTTTACTAGATAATGATGGCAGCTGGGCGGTTCATATAGGTGTAGGTACAGAACCTTTACAGTTACGTTGCAATAATAACCCAGAGTTCTACGTCTATGATTCCTATACATACTCTCCGGGTTCCTCCAGAGCCCCCATTTTCTACGATTCAGACAACACCAACTATTACGTAGACCCTAGTGCTGCCACTTCAGCTGTGATCGCTGGCAACATTAATGTGCCGAATGATAAAGGCTTTATAACAGACAGTTCTTGGGTTCGTGTAACAACTGCTAATGGTTATATAACGTTTGGTCCAGCCAATACTAATTGGGCGCACATATATACAGATCGTCCTAATTTCTATTTCAACCAAAATCTTTATGTTCTTGGCGAAAAAGTATTTCACACTGGTTATCACCCCAATGCAGACACATGGACTACGGCTCGTACAAACACTGTAACTCTAACTGGTGATGTAACAGGCACAGGCTCTGCGTCAGTAAACGGTAGCGGCAACTGGACAGTAAGCATATCGACAGCTGTAGCCGATAACAGCCATAGCCACAGCAACTATGTGGAGCAGTTATCTGAAACTGGTTCCCCTGATTACCAAGACTCATCGAGTAGGCGGGTAAATCCTAACGCTTCTAACCCTACTAATGAGCATTATGCTGTAATGACTTTCGGTAACGAAGGGAACGTAACAGGCCAGTTAGCTACGCATTTTCAAACCGGCCAACCGTACACTCGTGGGTATAACAGTAGTTGGTCTGCATGGCGTAAAATATGGACTGACTCTAACGACGGCTCTGGCTCAGGTTTAGATGCTGATTTGCTAGACGGACAGCACGGCTCTTATTACGCCACTGCTAGCTCACTTGGTGGTTACGTAGCCAAATCCGGCGACACCATGACTGGTACGCTGACAATTGACAGCACCATTGATGTTCAGTTGTTTTTAACTTCCAGTGACTCTTGGACAGGTATTTCGTTTAACGATAGTGGTTCAGTTAACGATTATCTCTGGTATAACGGTACTAACGGAACATTTTCTATTGGGGGCAATGGCGCTAACGTTGCAGGGAAAAAACTACATGTAGATGGTGGTTTATCCGTTGGAGCAGGCGTAGATGCCACGGCTACCCCAACAAACGGAATTTATTCGCAAGGGTCTGTTAACGCACCAATCTTCTACGATTCAGACGACACCAATTACTACTTAGACCCGGCTAGTCAGTCTACCCTAAACAACCTTACTACTAACGAAAATTATACTACAGGCTGGCATAGAAACTATACCTCTGGCAAAGGTTTGTACAACCAAGCTACTACTCAGCATTTCTACTCTGATGATGATGATTGGTGGAACGTAGCAGGTGGTTCAGCTGCTAATGGCATTCGTTTTAGAGATGACCATGCAGGTACAGTCAGAGGAGCCGTATATGCAGATAATAGTAACAACGTAGGGTTCTTAAATAATGGACTTAGTTGGAAGGCCAGAGTTGTTGGGGGTGACTACTTCCTAGTGGAGGGTAGTTCCGTAAGAGCACCCATCTTCTACGATTCAAACGACACAAACTATTACTGTGATCCAGCTAGTACCTCAAGGTTTAACCAGACAGACACTAACTATGCTGACATTGTAGCGAATAACGCATATGCCCTTCGTTTTTGGGGCGGTAGTAACAGCTACAAAATAAATATGTCATCTGCTTCTGACGCAACATACGGTGGCAGAGCACCGGGTGAAACTACATCAGACTACAACATGTATTTTACTATGGCTGGTGGAACTAACCGTGGCTTTGTATTCCGTAATAGTAACCTAGCGACCGGTGTTGTAGCAGGCATTGATTCTACTGGTATAGGGTATTTCAACCAACTACGTTTTGGCGGACACAGTAATTCAGTAGCTTATGACTTTGATGGCGCTGGTACTGTTAATAGTGGTGATTCTCTTGCATACCTTAAAATGGCTAGCGGTATAGCAACTGGTACTGATTTTGATACGTACTCAATTGAGCCTAACTGGACTGCTTTATCCGGTAGTGTACACACAGACTGTAAATTCAGAATCATCTCCGCAAGAGGAAACGATCTAGATGCTTTAAAAGTCGCTGTAAGTACTACCCCGGACGGCACTGGCGATACAACCATAATAGGCAACATTGTAGGCGGAACCGACCCTTACATAATTGGTGGCGTTTCAATTAGCGCTGCATCAGTAAGATTGATTGGTACCGCATCCGCTGCCGATATGGAAATTGGCGATGCGACAATCACTAACGCTAGTTCTAACAACTTCCAATCAAGTTCTAATACGGCGTACTACTTAAGCCCATCAGCTACTGGCACATCCTTGAATGTGGCGGGGTCGATAGTAGCCGCCGGTAACGTCACTGCTTACTCAGACGCTAGGGTTAAGGATAATGTTGAGGGCATAACAGACGCAGTTAGCAAAGTATCTCAGCTGAATGGTGTTACCTATACTCGTACAGACTTAGGGGATAAAGAGAAGCGCTATGCTGGCTTAATAGCCCAAGACGTAGAGAAAGTACTACCAGAAGCTGTAACCGACGACACTATTAAACGCTTGGACTATAATGGTACTATTGCTTTACTAGTAGAAGCTATCAAAGAACAACAGTCTCAGATCGAGGCGTTGCAAACTGAAATCAAATCTCTGAAGGAGAAATAGTATGGAATACGCATGGGAAGTCACAGGACTTAAAACCACTAACGGCGGTGGGGTTGTGCAGACGTACTGGAAAAAGACTGGTACTGATGCGGATGGCAACACTGGCACTTTCTCTGGTGCTACACCTTTTGATGTTGATGAGTCAGCGGAAGACTACATTCCGTTTGAAGACTTAACTGAAGCAGACGTACTCGGTTGGATACAGGCAGTTGTTGTAGGCTCGTACGAAGAACACGTTAACGGCCAGATCCAAAAGCAAATAGACCAGAAAACCGTTACTGACGCTGCTATGCCTTGGGCACCTGCACCTGAAGAAGTACCTGCTGAGCCGACTCCTGCGGAGTAACTGAATGGCACTCCAGACGTCAGGGCCTATTAGCCTAAACGATATACAAACCGAGTTTGGTGGGAGCAACCCCATCAGCTTGTCCGAGTATTACGGTGCAGCTAGTGGTATACCTGCGTCTGGAACTATTAGCCTAAGCCAGTTTTATGGTGCGAGTGCTTCCCAGTTTAGTGTGACTCTGTATAGTGGAAACAGCTCTACACAAAGTATTAGTGTTGGCTTTGAGCCAGACATGGTTATTATTAAGCGTAGAGGCGGCACTGGTTCGCCTACCCTGTTTGACCGTGTTCGTGGGGACTATTATCCGATATGGACAGATGTTACTTCCGCACAAGCAGCACAAAACACTAATACTGTAGCGCTCACATCCACTGGTTTTTCTCTGGGGGGGACGTCAGTTTCTCTTAACAACTCTGGCGATAACTACGTAGCTTACGCATGGCAGGCTGGTGGTTCACCTGTTACTAATACAGCTGGCACTATTACTAGTAGTGTATCCGCTAATACTGAACTAGGGTTCAGTATTGTAGACTACGCAGGTGAAGGCAGTTTTTTAGATACAATAGGGCACGGGCTAGGCGTTGTTCCAGAAGTAACTATACGAAAATCCAAACTTACTTCAGGTTCTTGGGGTGTTGTAGTTACTGGAACCTCTAATCTAGTGGGTCTTCAGGGTACTGGAAGTACTGCTTTGGGTACAGGTGCTTATGGCTACGCGTATTTAAACACTAATGCTGGATTTGCGACAACGGCGTCTACCTCCTATGCAAGCACTGCCACTACATTCAAGGCGTGGGTACATAGAGAGTTAGCGGTTAGATATACCGCTTATTGTTTCGCTAGTGTGGCTGGTGTGTCCAAAATAGGTACATATACTGGCAACGGCAATACTACTACTGGGGTTACAGTTACCACCGGGTTTGAACCATCCTTTGTATTACTGAAGCGCGCCAACAGTACTTCTGACTGGCTTGTGCTAGATAATCTTCGAGATACTACTAATCCAAGGTCAGTCGCGTTGTTCTTTGATTTGAATATAGCTGAGATCAACAGCACTACTTATAACACAGACTTTAACTCAACTGGGTTCACTGTAAAAGGATCGTCTGGTAACGTTAATGCTAGTGGGTCATCATACCTTTACATAGCGATAGCTTGAGGAATTTAGAATGGCTGAACAACTAACGCCTGAGCAACTTATAGAAATAAGCGACGCATACAGGGCTGAAAGAAATATGTTACTACGAGATTGTGACTGGACGCACGTCACTGATGTTGTTTTAACAGCGGAAGAAAAACAAGCTTGGGCAGAGTATAGACAAGCTCTGCGTGATATAACAAGTCAACCAGATTTTCCTTACACAATCGACTGGCCTACTAAGCCGTAGCAAAGGGGGCATAGCCCCCTAACTTATACCGCTTTATCGGCTGGCTCGCCTTCTTTAGGCTTTTCCATCTCGATCTTAAGTAAGTTCAAGAAACCATCGTGTGCCATGTTTAGCTGGTCAACACGTGCTTTAGCTGCGTCTAACTGAGTACGTAAGTCATTGATCTGCGCAATGCAGTATTTTACGGCGTCAGAAAGATCATCGTAGTTATGTTCTTTTCCATCGATATTAACGACTTTGTTTTGTTTTTCGTCCATTGTGTACGCTCCATGTAAAAGGTTGTTAGTCAAGTAACTGCGCTTGCGCAGTATCTATTGTATATTAGTGGGCTTATAGTACAATACTTTTAAAGCCCTTGCATAGGAATGCATGTATATGCTTAAACAAGCGATTAAATCTAGAACTGTGCAGTTTGGCGTGGCAATTGCCTGTTTATCCGTGCTGCAGGGTTTTGTTGGTTTTCTACCTGCCGACCCTGCCATCCAAGCTATAGTTGGGTGCACAATTGCTTCAGGTATCGTCATTCTCCGTTTTATGACAACCATGCCGGTAAGCGAAAAATGAAACCGCTAGGGCTGCGTGGAACTTACGAGTCTCTAAAGTCAGCTAATGGCACAGCCCAACACCTCCTTCTTTCCATCTGGGGTATCATTGCCGCCGGTGGATTCTACGCCGTAGGCATATCTAATCTTCATTTAACTGCTTGGGTTGCCGCCTCAATTCTAGTTATGTACTGCACTATCTGGACTAAAAAGCCGTGTCTTCTTTGGGCGATTCGTCTGGATGTAATGTTGACCACTGTAGTGCTAGCTGAGTATTTATGCATAGAGTGGGACACCGGAATCAACACGGTTGTGTTTTTCTTGGGTAGAATAAGCGCAGCTGTTATACTACTTACACACGGCTTGTATCTCGCCAATTTGGTTAGGCGGCAGATGCTAGAGGCTAAGCGTTTTGAAGTGGAGTTTATCAGTGACATTAGATGATATTATGCCATTGCTGGTGGCCTTAGTTGGAGCTTCTGGCTTGTGGGCTTATCTATCAAAAAGGTCAGACCGCATTTACCTTGAGGCAAAAGAAGAAAGGGAAGATAGGGCTGAGTTTAATGACACCCTAAAGGCGCAGGTAGATAGATTGTCAGAAAAAGTAGATATTCTTATAAAAGACAAAGAAGAACTTTTAAAAGAGATAGCAAGTTTGCGGGCCGAGCTTGCTGAAGCTAGGGCTACAGTAAAGCACCTAGAAACCATGCTGATGACAAAATGATTGAGGCGCTGATATGGATCGGTTGTTTGGTAAGCTGGACAAGAAGCTAGATTTAAAGGCCGACAAGTGATTGCGGAGCTTACCGCGTTTAATGCCGCTTACTCGGTAGTGAAAGAGTTTGTAGCCAATGGCAAGGATTTGACCGACTGTTTTAGTTTTATCGGTCAGATGACTACAGCGAAAGAAGACCTTAAGTTACGGCAAACAAAGAAGAATGGCTTTACCAGTGATGCTGAAGAGTTTGCAGCACTTGAGCAGATTAAACAAGCCGAAGACGAACTCAGAGAGTTGATGCAGTATTACGGTAGAGCTGGCTTATGGGATGACTTCGTTAAGTTTCAAGCAGAAGCACGCAAGGCTAGACTCTTAGAGCGTAACGAAAGAATTAAGAAGATCAATAAACGCTGGCAATATGCAAGTATTGTTGTTGCGGGCTGTCTTGGACTCATAGGTTTGTACGCTATCTTTGTGATAGCCAGTGCGGTTTTAGGGAGCTGAAATGATTGAGGCGTTGATTGGCCCCGTGATGGGCTTGCTTGACAAGATAATCCCAGATCCTACAGAAAAGGCTAGGCTCGCCCATGAGATAGCCACGTTAGCAGAAAGACAGGCCCATGAAATTGCTAAGTCCCAAATTGAAGTTAATCGTACTGAAGCTGCTAGTTCCTCGATGTTCGTGGCAGGATGGAGACCCGCAGTGGGCTGGATATGTGCTGTTGGTCTCGGCTTCAATTTTATTTGTGTGCCTATCGGCAATTTTGTTCTCACGATCAATGGAAGCCCTGTTGTTATTCCCGCACTTGATGTATCCCAGATGATGCCTGTTTTGATGGGGATGTTGGGGCTTGGTGCGTATCGTACATTTGAAAAAACTCGGGGCGTGGCCCGAGACAAGTAGAGTTTTTACGGTTTATACTTGCAAATCGTAAAAATGTGAGGACCGTATGGCTTACTTTAAAATTGACAGGTTCAGTGGTATAGCGCCGGGTGTGTCGCCTAGGCTTTTAGCGGAACAGTTTGCACAGACCGCAGTCAACGTAGATTTTGAGTCCGGTAGATTAACCCCGATTACGTCTAATCTATCTGTTTTTGCGCTGCAGTCTAGTAATAGAAGCTCTATTTATTATTACAGGGATACTAACTGGTTAGAATGGCCAGAAGCTAATGTAAAAGCTGTCCCCGGCCCGATACCGGGGGATACTCTAGATAGGCTGTATTGGACGGGCGAAGAGTACCCTAAAATGGGCACCGTTACTACGATAGTTAGCGGGACGTCGGGTTACCCTGCTAATTCTTATAGGCTCGGCGTTCCAGCGCCACCAAACGCCCCCACTATCTCTAAGACCGGGGATGCAGATCCAGATCAAACGCCAGATGACGTAGCGTACGTATACACGTATGTAACTGCTTTCGGTGAAGAGGGCCCGCCTAGCCCAGCTAGTAATGTATTAGAGAGGACAGACACAGAAACTGTTACTGTGCCTATGCCGTCTTCTGATCACCCTAGTGGCAACTATAACTTTGGGACCGGCGCGTTAAAACGTATATACAGATCAAACACTGGATCTACTAATACTACGTTTCAGTTCGTTGCAGAAGTCCCATTCACAACTACTTCGTATCAGGACGCTTCTGCGTCTTTTGCTTTAGGCGAAGTGTTGCCAAGCGAGACGTGGATAGGTCCGCCTGACGATAACACTTCTTTGTATCCCGATGGCCCTCTGCAAGGGTTAATTATCGTTGCTAATGGTGTGTTTGCTGGGTTTACAGGTAAACGTTTTTGCCTTAGCGAACCCTACCTGCCCCACGCTTGGCCAATATCCTACAGAATTACTCTAGAAGAAGACATAGTTGCTATTGGAGCGACTGGTAATGGGGTTGTCTGCCTTACTAATGGTGCCCCATATTTTGTTACGGGCACAGATCCAAGTGCAATGACGCCTATTAAGGTTGAGTTAGCTCAAGCTTGCGTAAATGTTAATAGCGTTGTAGATATGGGTAGCTACATACTGTATGCAGGGCCTGATGGGCTGTGCGCTGTCAGTGGAGTAGAAGGGAGCGTAGTCACTGAAGGCCTAGTGTCAGTTAAACAATGGAATGCTGATTTTAACCCTACTACTTACAAAGCTTTTAGGCACGAAAATACTTATGTGGCTTTTTGGGAAGATGGCGGATTTGTATACGATCCTAGAGCCGAAGCTGCAGCGCTTTCATTTATAGAGTACTCTGGCACTATTCGGGGCGGCTATATGAACCCTAAAGATGGTGAGCTGTACGTGATTTTAGATGGCGCTGTACAAAAATTTAGAGGTGGAGCTGAAGCTAAACAGGTTACATGGAAGTCAAAACAGTTTGTTACGCCGAGACCGCTCAGCATGAGCTGGGTGTCTGTGCACGCCCAAGATTACCCTATTGCTGTCAAAGTGTGGGCTGACGGTACTCTTGTCGCCGACTATTCTTTGTCTGAGGCTAGCGGTGTATATACACAAACAGTTACCGTGCCGTCTGGCGCGTCTACTGGTACTTTGCGTGAACCTATAATGAGGTTACCGCCTGTTATAGCGCAGGTTTGGGAAGTTGAAGTATCAGGTTCTGTTGCAATTGATGAAGTTTGCCTTGCCCAAAGCATGCAAGAGATACAAGAGTTATGACGACTAAGCGAACTACATACCCTACAAAAGTACCTAGCTTACCTAACTTACCTAGGGATATATCCCCGGAGCTTCGTAGGTATTTAGAGAACTTAGTAGAAGCTGTAGAAGTGCGATTAGGCCGCCGTGGGGATCAGCGTGATAGGGCAATTACGCTAAGAGAGTTAATAAATAGCGGGCTAGCGGTAGACTTAACCGATAGACCTTTTAACCCCAACCTTTCTGGTAGTGATTTTACTCCGTCTGTAATTACTCCAGCTATAAATACCACTGTTCCACCCGCCCCTACCGGCTTTACAGCTACTGGAGCATACTCGGTAATTCTTTTATTTTGGGACTCTCCAAACTATACAAACCACGGGCAAACAGAGGTGTGGCGTCACGATGCTGACATTATTGGCGACGCTCAACTAGTTGGCGTATCTAGCGGCATAGCCTTTTCAGACCCAGTTGGAGAGTCTAGTTCATACTATTATTGGATACGGTTCGTAAGTGAGGACGGTATACCCGGTCCTTTTAACTCTTCGGCTGGGACTTTAGCTGAGACAGCGTTAGATGTTGAGTATCTGTTAGAGATACTTGCAGAGTCTATATCTGAGTCGGAATTAACCCAAGATTTACTTAGCAGAATAGACCTTATAGATGGGGATGCTTCGGTTGTTAATTCGGTTAGGTACTTATTAGCCCAAGAAACTGCTGCTCGGATTGCCGCTATAACGCAAGAAATTAATGACCGTACAGAAGCTATATCTGACCTTGGCGATACTATTGCAAATGAGGTGTCTGAGTTAAACTCAGCTATAGGCGATGAAATTAGTGATCGCATAGCGGCTTTAGCGCAGGAAGTTTCTGACAGGAATACTGCAATAACTACAGCCGTTTCAACTGAAGCCGCAGCTAGGGCAGCAGAAGTTGCTGCCGCTAGTCAAAATCTACAAAGCCAAATAAATGATCTAATTTCTGTAACTGAGTATGATAATGCTACTTCTTACGCTATAGATGATCAGGTAACTTACGAAGGTGGGTTGTACCGTGCAACAGCCCCAACAACTGGTAATTTACCCACTGATACTAATTACTGGCAGTTGCTTGGTGATTACACTAGCTTAGGCGAATTTGTAGGTGAAAATGCTGCTGCCATTGTAGAGCTAAATAATGTTTCTGCTACTTCTACATCTGCTTCTGCCTTAGCTTTATATGGGTTGCAATCTCAAATAAACGACCCTGATACTGGGCTACCAGCTACGCGGGCTACACTGTTTGAAGAGTATTACACTGCGGTTGAAGCCGACCAAGCAATAGCATCGGCCACTACTGGTTTAGCTTCCGAAACATATGTAGACACGGAATTAGGTAACTATACTTCTACCGCAGATTTAACTGCAAACTACTACACTAAAACTACCGCAGACGAAGCAATAGCTTCAGCAGTTTTGGGACTTGCCTCCGAAACATACGTAGATACAGAGTTAGGTAACTATACTACTACCGCAGATTTAACTACAAACTACTACACTAAGACTACTGCAGACGAAGCAATTGCTGCCGCTGTTTTAGGGTTAGCTTCTGAAACGTACGTAGACACGGAATTAGGTAACTATACTACTACCGCAGATTTAACTACAAACTACTACACTAAGACTACTGCAGATGAAGCAATTGCAGCTGCTGTATTGGGGCTTGCGTCTGAGACGTATGTAGACACGGAATTAGGTAACTATACTACTACCGCAAATTTAACTACAAACTACTACACTAAAACTGGAGCCGATGAAGCAATTGCCGCTGCCGTGCTTGGGTTAGCCTCTGAAACATACGTAGACACGGAATTAGGCAGTTATACTACTACCGCAAATTTAACTACAAATTACTACACTAAAACTGGGGCTGATGAAGCAATTGCAGCTGCTGTTTTAGGGTTAGCATCTGAATCGTATGTAGATACAGAGTTAGGTAACTATACTACTACCGCAGATTTAACTACAAACTACTACACTAAAACTGGAGCCGATGAAGCAATTGCTGCTGCCGTGCTTGGGTTAGCCTCTGAAACATACGTAGATACAGAGTTAGGTAACTATACTACTACCGCAGATTTAACTACAAATTACTACACTAAAACTACTGCAGATGACGCAATTGCAGCTGCTGTTTTAGGGTTAGCAGCCGCTACTGAGTTTGACAACTATACTACTACGGCTGACTTACAAGAAAACTACTATACTAAAACTACTGCAGATGACGCAATTGCTGCTGCTGTTCTAGGGTTAGCTTCTGCTAGCGACTTTGACAATTACACTACTACAGCTGATTTACAGGAAACTTACTACACTAAAACTGGGGCTGATGACGCAATTGCAGCTGCTGTTTTAGGGTTAGCTTCTGCTAGCGATTTTGATAGCTATACTACTACAGCTGATTTACAGGAAACTTACTATACTAAAACTGGGGCTGATGACGCAATTGCGGCGGCAGTTTTAAATTTGGTTTCTACTACTGACCTTCAAGACTACACTACTACAGCCAGTCTTGAAGAGAATTACTATACTAAAACTACTGCCGATGAAGCAATTGCTACTGCGATTTTTGGTCTGGCGTCTAGTGCAGATTTGGATAATTATGCAACTACCGCGACGCTTACTGGTAATTATTATACTTCTGCTGATACAGACGATGCTATAACCGCCGCTACTCTTGACCTTGCTTCAACTACTGACCTTGAAGATTATGTAACTTCTGCAACGCTTACGGAATCTTATTACACTAAAACCGAAGCTAATAGTGCAATATCGACTGCAGTAAGTGCGCTTTCGTCCGTGGTCGGTGCCAATGCAGCGGCTGTAGAAGCAGCAGCTGAATCAATAAACGGCCTTAACGCAAAGTATACAGTTAAAATAGACAATAACGGCGCAGTAGCTGGGTATGGACTTGCGTCTGCACCCAACGATGCTGGCGAAATAGTAAGCGAGTTTATCGTTAACGCTGATCGTTTTGCTATCCTAAAAGGCGCTACTGATACTGGCGATCCTGTTATTCCGTTTACTGTTATTGCTACTGCTACTGAAATAAACGGCGTAGAAGTTCCGGCAGGTGTGTATATAAGCGACGCGTTTGTCGCTAATGGTACTATAACAAATGCCAAGATCGGTGAAGCTGCCATCGACGATGCTAAGATACTCAACATCAACGCTGAAAAAATAACCGCTGGTCTTATAGACGCTACAAGAATTGGGGCCGATTCTATAGACGCTGAAAAACTAACTATATCATCTGACACAGATGGCACCGCTAGTTCTATTTACATGGATAGCAATGGGGCTATAAAAGTATACGACGCTAGCGGCACGCTTCGCGTCAAGTTAGGTAATCTAGGCGCTTAAGATGGCAAATGTTGTCTTTCCCATTACGGTAGGCTCTGCTTATTTGGCATCGACCGGGTACACTTACTATGGTTACGATAGCGGCCCGACTTTATTTTATGGTGATATAGGATCAAGCGTTTTTGTTGGCGTAGGCGGCAAAGAATATATAGTACATGGTACTCGCTGGGCGGCTGAATCACCCAATAACCGTGTTTATCTGCGTTTAGATAATCCCACTATATCCGCATCTGATAGCTGGCAAAGCTACAGGGATGTTTTCACTTCGTACACTGTTGGGAGCACAACACTATCGAGTAGTGCCATAGTTAGTGGTTTTACCGTAGATGGTGGCGTTGGCTTTTATTGGAATGTTGTTAGTAATCCATTCGGTGCCGTTGGTGGCACAACTAATATTTCACTTAACGGCGTTCTTAGCGGTGCGTATGGGTTAGAAATATACAACTCTTCAGGTACACTTGTTGTAACTTTAACGGATAGGCTTGTCAGGTATGTTAGCTATCACTTTGGCTCTCTTACTGCTAATCAATCTACTACTATAGACGTGCCGGGCTTAACTAACGACGGTACGTGGGGGTTTAACTCTGAAGGTGGCGACGCTACATACGTAAAACTTACTTATGGGTCTACCGGCGTTTTAAACGTACAAAACTTAAATAACTTGACTAGGTATTACAGCATACAGGTATTTCGAGTATGAGTTATGGTATGACAGTTAGTAACGCATCTGGTTTTGTGCAGGTTGCAGAACCTTTTGACAACGTGTCTGTGTTTGGTTCTGGCACTGTAACTACTCAATCACCCGGAGCTGGGGCAACTCCTACTAATCTTCCTTCTGGCACGCCTGATGATATAATTATTTTTGCTAAGCCTTCTACTCCTAGCGGTGTTTACAAGTTTAGTATGTTGCTTGATCGTATTGGTGGAGCTACGCCTAGATTTTACTTTTATGATAGTTTTAGTAGTACAGGGCAAAGTATTGACTACATAATACTTACTAAGTCGCAAACACTAACTGTCCCGTCTAGTGGATATGGATTAAATGTCTACAACTCATCTGGCAATTTAGCATTTACTTCTGAATACGGCACTAGCAGGGTTTATCAGTCTAGAGTAACTACCCCTTCCTCCTCTACTTTTGCTAGTGTGTATCCTAACGTTGGCGGGGAGCTACTAAACAACACATGGGCATGCATGAACGCGTATGGGTTTTTTGGTTTTGCGCCTGAAGCCCCGTCATACACTAGCGGTCTTGCTTATAAAGTTAAGTTTGATTTTACTAACGATCAGCTCAGCTCTTTAGTTGATCCGTATGGAACGATATATTTTTCGTTACCACCAGTTACAAACTCATCATCCAGAGTAGAGATGCTTGCGAGGTTTTAATGATTAAAGTTGCAATGGTAAATGCTAACGGCGAGGTGGTAAGCATAATCTCTCCCAGTACTGACTCTGCATTTTACAATGGTCAAATGTACGGTGATTTATTAGCTATCCATATACCGTACACTTCTAACGATGTCCAAGTAATAAATACATGGGTCTATGACAACGGTCAGTGGTCAACGCGAACTGCTAGGCCGGGCGAGTACTATGCATGGGAAAACATGCAGTGGAACTTTGACTCTGCTCGTTTTATGGAGCTACTTCGTAATGAGCGTGATATACGATTAGCTAAATCCGATTGGACCCAAATGCCTGACTCACCTCTCAGCCCAACTGTTAAAGGTTGGTGGGCATCGTACCGCCAACAGTTGCGAGATATTCCTGCTAACTTGGAAGGGGTAACCAGCCTTGACCAAGTTCAGTGGCCAACGGAGCCTTAATATGCACAAAGGACAACCTTGTATTAACCAAAAACCAAAGAAAGCTCGCATGCCTAAGTCAAAAACCAACAAGGGTTACACGCCTAAAAAGCGTTAATTTTAGGGGTTGAGAGAGGCGCTCCTACGTGAAAAGTAGAGCGTTAACAAGGGCTTAGTGCTGCAGATTTTAAAGCTTATTTTGGCAAAATGGGCAGGTTAGATCGCTATACAATTCTGGATCTATTTTAGAGGGCGGTATGTCGAGGTACTTAGCTAATTTTATGATAGCGGACGGGTTTAGCTCTGTTGTCCCACTCAGGTACTGACTAAACGCGCTTTGTGTCCACCCAATTTTAGCCGCTGCTTCTGTCTGTGTGACTTTATCGCGTTGCTTTTTTAGTTTCCACTCACGTTGCAAGTTCTCTAGTCTAGTTTCCACAGACAACTCCCGTTATCCAGTCGGCTACTTCTTTTCTAGACACGGCACGCTTTTGGTAATCAGATTTTAAAAGGTAGTTGTTCCATTCTTTTTGCTCGAGGACAATGGCAGATTCTTCGCAGCCGATTATTACTGCAGCGCGTTGGTTGTAAGTTGCTAGTCGATCTAACCAGAGTGCTTGTTGCACGGATAGCGATGTCCTTATAGCAGTTGTATCTTTGCTTGGCAGTTTCTTTACGTACTTGTATTCGACAAATAGAATACTAGCGGGGCCAGCATAAAATGCATCTGGTACCCCGCCAGCAAACGTGTCGTGTATCTTCCAGACGAATACGTCAGAAGGAAGATGACGATGCACGGATTTTACAAACCCGTGCTCGTTCATGCACGACTCAGTAGATTACGAGTACTGCTCATATAACGCTTCGGCCAGTTTGTAATCTTCTTCTTGAGCCCAACCGACAAACTCAACGTCTACGTTCATAAACGCGTTGCCCATGCGGTTTTCTACAGCTACCGACTTGATCTTCCAAAGACCAGAGAATCGGTCTCCACCTTTCATGCCGATCTGCGAGTTCCAGTTACGAGAGATACGTAGCTTGGAGCTGGCAAAGTCCATGATTACTGGGGTGGGTTCAAGGCTACCTGTCTCAGGATCTTTGAGCAGCAACACGTGAGTGTGAGTCTCGGTGATGTCATAGTCTTGAGGCTTGTCTTGCGCGTTGATTGCATCTTGTGCTTCTGCTTGTGAGCTAAAAGAACCCAACAAACCGCCGCCTGCATCACGCTTGCGCCAAACAGTGAACTCGTGTTTGAACGTAATGCTGATGGCATACAGTTCTTCACCGTAGTTATGATCGGTCAAGGTGTTGAGGAAGTGGCCGGGCTCTGCGCCTTTAACATAGTTGGCATGATGCTTATCTACTTCGTCAGACATTTTTTGTAACAGCTTGACTCGGGGAATGGTTACGTTGTTGCCAACGTTCTCATTGCCACGGCCTACGCCTTCTGCTTTCTTGATGTATGCTGGTACTTTGTCTTCTGGGATTGCTAACGCTGTGCTACTCATAGTTCATTGTTCCTTGTTCATTAATAAATTAAAGTGATCTAAAGTTGATTCGACGTACAGTTCGTGGCTGCAAACCGGGGACTGCTTCGCCAAGCTTCTGCAATTCCTTGTATGTAGTTGAACTGACGCGTCTGTGCAAGAGGCTAAGGTCTCTGGTAGCTATGATGTGATCGTATAACAGATCCCAGTCAATAACTTCAGGTACCATATCCTCATTGATCGATACAGAAGCCTTGTCGTTCGCAGTGCGTGACAAACCTTCAGCATCCATCTTCTTGAGCAGTAAGACATCGATATTATCTTGTGTCTCACGCAAGCTTTTTAGCTCTCGATTAAGCTCATCCATTTGATCTTTGATGGCTGCTCGAGAAGCAATTAAGTCATTAATTGTTGTTTGTTCATTAACCATTAGTCTTTCCTTTTTTGTGTAGCTCATTAAGAATCGTTAATAGTTCTTCCATTCGTGTAAGTTTACTGTCTAGTTTTTCATATACATCTGTTTCCCACGTATCTTTAGCTGCGATCTGTATGATCTCAGTGCGTTGTGTTTGACCGGCACGGTAGATACGTCGGTTGAATTGTTGGTAATGCTCTGCGTTGTACGTTGGCGACGACCATATAATCGATGTAGCTTTGGTCATGGTTAGACCGTGGCCTGCTGATTGCGGGTGTGCAAACACTACTTGCAGCTGACCAGCTTGTATGCGGTCAACGATATCTTTGCGTTTGTGGCTTGGTGTGCTGCCATCTATAACGCCGTACGATATACCTAATTTGTCAGCTAGCGCTGTCATGTGGTCACGTTCGTGCTTCCAGTTGAATGCAACTAGCGAGTGTTTCCGCTCTTGCACAAGTTGCATAACTAAGTCATATCGCTCTGAATGTATGCCCTGTGCTACACCGTGTTCGTCGTACACAGCGCCAGTGCACAGCTGCAGTAGCTTTTTAACTTTGGCACCGGCGTGTACAGCATTGATTGTTGTTTTACCTGTGTACAGTACTGAGTCTTCAGCTAGCGCTATGTATTGGCTTTGGATAGTTTTTGGCAGAGTCACGTACATTTGACGTGTAGTCTGCTCTGGCATGTCGATACACTCTTCTAGCTTGTAGCGAATGTTTATGTCATGCAGCGCTGCAGCAACAATCTCTTGAGCGTCGCTTTTGTCTACCCATTCGTTAGCAAAGCCATTGAAGTGTGATGTACAGACAGCTGATCTGAAGCCGTAGAACCTGCGACCTAACCGTTCACCGTCGTCAATGATTAGTGTCGGGTGCCAGATGTCAAGGATAGTGTTGCTGTTAGGGGTACCTGACATTGCTACGCGGTACTTAAAGTGCTGTGCAATTTTAAGTGCAGCTTTACTGCGTTGGCTGTCTTTGTTCTTGAATGCTGTGAACTCATCGATGCACAACATATCGAATTGGTCTAAATACTTGCTGTTCTTAACTAACCATTTAACTGCATCGTGGTTAGTGATGACGATATCTACGTCTTCTAAGAATGCTTTTTCTCGGTTCTTTGCGTATGCAACGGCAAACGTTAGCTGCGGAGCAAACTTCTTTATGTCGTCTCCCCATGATGCTTCAAGG